GGCAGCAGAAAAGGCAGCAGAAAAGTATCAAGTTTCAGATAGTGAGAAAGAAATACTTAGAAAATTGAATAAGAAAGAACAAAAAAGAGCAAAGCGAAATGAATAAGAGATGGTATAATAACTATGAGCTTAATTTACATAAGTTTCACTGTATTTTCTTTCACTAAACAAATAATCATTATTGCCATCGTTGCATAGTCTTTATTTGCGTACCTTCTTATTTTTCATATTATTTATTGTTTTGGCAAAAATAGACTCTATAGATTTCTATAGAGTCTATTTTTTTGATTAAGTAAGATTAAAAAAGAGCAAAGCAAATTGCAAGGGAAAAGATTATAATAATATTGAAAATTTAATATTTAGTATTCAGCATTAAACATTCGGCAGTGAAGGGAGAAAGGGGACAAAATTTATTATTGTTCCCTTTTTTCTATAAGGAGCAAAAATGGGGAAAGTTTTAAGAGCAGATAAAGGAGCACAACGATCAGCTTTTGAAAAACAGAAAAAGAAGATATTTGCAACGCAAACACATTGTGGGATTTGTGGGCAAGAAGTAGATTTTTCTTTAAAGTTTCCACACCCTTTAAGTCCATGTATAGATCACATTATCCCAGTTGCGAAAGGTGGGCACGCTAGCGATATCAACAATTTACAGTTAGCACATTTGGCTTGCAATCGTGCGAAGAGTGACAAAATGGGAATTGCCCCTGTGCCGCCCAAGGATGAAGAAATAAAAAATAATGATCTTCCGTGGTCGATGGATTGGAGTAAATACAAAGAAATAGTATAGTGGCAGGAAAAGAATGCCAAAAAGAATAGGGGGGCATATCTCCCAAAGAGTGGAAGAAATGGACACATCCGCCCGTACTGTACAAAAAAACGCATAGGAAATAGAAGAGAGGGCAAAGAATGAAAGGAATGCCATATTTACAACGAAAACTAGCCACTAAGCGTGCAAGGATTTTGTTACGCTATATGTATTACGATATGAAGTTCACAGCCCAAGACTTTGGTATAGCTACACCACCAGAACTTAGAGGACTAAGAAACTGCCTAGGTTGGTGTGGCAAGGCGGTGGATAGTATTGCGAACCGCTTGAATTTCAAAAGGTTCACAAATGACCGCTTTAACATTTCAGAAATCTATAACCAAAGTAACCCTGACATCATGATGGATAAAATCATACTATCTGCTTTAATTGCTTCTTGTGGTTTTATCTATATTCAAGACAGAGGCATTGGAAATATGCCAGTTTTGCAAGCGATAGATGGCGGAGATGCCACAGGGATTATAGATCCAGTTACTGGGATGTTATTAGAAGGGTATGCCATTTTAGAGCGTGACCAAAACAAGCAACCGACATTAGAAGCATACTTTACAGATGACTGTACTGAGTTTTATAAAGCTGGCAAGCTTGTAGATGAACGAGAACATACAGGCCCTTACGCTCTCTTAGTACCAGTTGTATTTCGACCATCTGCAACTAGAGAGTTTGGGCATAGTCGCATAAGTAGATCAATGATGGACACAGTAAACAGTGCAATACGAACTCTAAAGAGATCAGAAATTGCAGCAGAGTTTTATAGCTATCCGCAGAAGTGGGTGGTTGGTACTAGTGCGGACGCTGAACCGCTTGACAAATGGAAAGCGTCAATGTCGTCCATGTTAGAGATTACAAAAGACGAAGATGGAGATAGTCCAAAATTTGGGCAGTTTACAGCGGCGAGCCAATCGCCACATTTGGATCAGCTTAGAATGTTCGCAGCTATTTTTGCGGGCGAAGCTGACTTGACAATGGACGATTTAGGGTTTAATACAGTGAACCCATCAGCCTCTGAAAGTATAAAAGCAGCACACGAAGGGCTAAGACTTACAGCCAGAAAAGCTCAAAAGACTTTTACAAGTGGCTTTTTGAATGCTGGCTTTTTGGCTGCGTGTTTGCGTGATAATGTGGCATATAAGCGTAGCGGGTTTATTGGAACAGGTGCGGAATGGTTGCCGATTTTTGAACCTGACGCTTCTGCACTTTCTCAAATTGGCGACGGTGCTATAAAAATCAATCAAGCAATACCAGGCTTTTTTAGTCGTGACACATTAGAGACACTGACTGGAATAAAAGGCGGATTAGTTGGGGAAACAGGAGACACAAATGGTTGATATTGTGCCAGATTTATTACAAAAAATAAAAAAAGACTTTGCTAAGGCACTCAAGGGAAGGACAATTGTAGAACTAAAAGAACAAGCAATAAATTCAGATAGCTATGAAGATGCGGAAAAATATGCTGATGAAGTTGGAAAAATTTTAAGCGAGTGTTTGCGACGCTATGTAGTTGCTGAGGAACTTCCAGATGGGAAAATGTATTACAATATTGCAAGTCGGATAATGTCAGCATTGTTACTAGACGAACACAACGAGGCGATAGAAGTCGCTGAACAGGTTCAAGAAAATATTAACGCTCGTGGTGGCATAGGACTCAAAGCGATCACAGGACAATTCAATAGTGACAGAGCAAAAGGAATTATTGAGCGTTTAGTGTTAGCAGAAGGAATTGAAGAAATATCATGGATCTTTGATGAGCCTATAAAAAATTTTGCAATGGCAGCAGTGGATGACACAGCAAAACAGAACGCCGACTTTCAAAGCGAAGCAGGTTTAAAACCTATTATCATACGCACAGCAGAGGCAAACTGCTGCCCTTGGTGTGCGGCACTTGCTGGCACTTATGAAAGTGATAAAGCACCAGCGGATGTTTGGAAGCGACACGAGAATTGTAGATGTGTAATAAACTACAAGGTGAGGCGGTAAGGATGGAGACGAGAAAAGGAAGGCAAACGCCAACAAAATCTCGTATTTTATCATATTCACAGACTGACGGAGAGCAAGCAATAGAATTATACAATTTGACTGGGCGAACTGCTCAAGAGTGGCAAGAATTGCTTTTGTATGACATTCTAGCAATAGACAAAGAAGGGTTATATAGACATGATAAGGTTGGGTACTCTGTACCACGGCGAAATGGCAAGAGCGAAATTATAATTGCTATTGAATTGTATGCGTTAAAGAAAGGAATGCGAGTCTTGCACACTGCACACAGAACAACGACAACACATTCAGCATGGGAAAGGCTTCTTGATGCCACTGAAAAGTGCGAACAAGTCGCACTAAAAAGCAGTTATAAAGCATTTGGCAAAGAACATATTGAAGTAGTTGACGGTGGGAAAGTACAGTTTAGAACTAGGACAAGCAAAGGTGGGCTTGGTGAAGGTTTTGATATTCTTATCATTGACGAAGCACAAGAGTATACAGATGATCAAGAGACTTCTTTGAAATATGTAGTAAGTGATAGCTCTAACCCTCTGACACTCATGACTGGAACACCACCGACAGCGGTTTCAAGTGGCACAGTTTTTACAAAGTTCAGAAAAAATGTTTTACAAGGGTTAAAAGATAACGCATTGTGGGCAGAGTGGAGTGTTGAGAAAATGACACCACAGGACGATATAGAAGCGTGGTATAGGACAAATCCAAGTTTAGGGATGATATTAACAGAAAGAAAGATAAAAAGCGAAATTGGTAGCGATGATATTGACTTTAATATTCAGCGTTTAGGACTATGGATTGAGTACAACCAAAAAAGCGAGATTAGCCCAGCAGAATGGGATGCGTTAAGTGTTAAAAAACTACCAGAATTTGTTGGAGAACTATATGCAGGCATAAAATACGATATTGCAGGCAATGGAGTAGCATTATCTATTGCAGCAAAAACCAAAGAGGGAAAAACATTTATAGAAACATTGGACTGCCGCCCACAAAGGGAAGGCGATTTGTGGATTGTAAAGTTATTGGAAAACATTAAGCCCAAAAATGTAATTGTTGATGGAGCGAATGCAAAAACATTGCAAGAAACTCTAAGAGATTACAGAAATAAGGTGAGGGTGATTATTCCAAGCGTTGGGGATATTATTGCGGCCAACGCACTTTTTGAGCAACTAATGGCAGCTAGTCAAATCGTCCATATGGGGCAACCGTCATTGAGGCAGAGCGCAACCAATTGTGAAAAAAGAGCGATTGGAAGCTCAGGCGGTTTCGGGTATAAGTCACAGCGTGAGGGGGTTAACATAGCACTTTTAGATAGTGCTATTCTTGCGTTGTGGAATTGTAACCATGAAAAAATCAAAGCCCCACAGCGGGCAAATTATTAGACTGCACTCGCAGGGAAAAGAGGGAAATAATGGCAGAATTTAAAACAATCGAGACACAAGAAGAGCTTGACAACATCATAAAATCAAGAATTGATCGCATCAATGCAAAGTATGCTGATTATACTACAATTAAAGAAGAACTTGCACAAACAAAGGAAAAAGTGAAGCAAGTAGAAGAAAAGGCAGCAGAAAAGGCGAAACAATACGCAGATTTTGATAACAAAATTGCAAATTATGAAAGTCGTATCAAAGAATACGAAAGCGAAAAGATGCGAACGAAGGTAGCGAGCGATAGCGGTCTGCCTCTTGAATTT